TCAGACCATTTATGGCAAGGGCCGGTGCAGGACGCTGTTCTCCAATGCTGAAGAGCTTCGGATGATGCGCCGGGAGTGGGCAAAGACTTTGGGTGAATTCTCCATGGAGCAGCTGGAAAAGATCATGCGACGCCTGAAGGATCAGTTGGCCGAAGGCGACGAGCGATTCCGGTTCCCGGATGTTGCCCAGGTTCTGGCGCTGGCTAATGACAAGAAGCGAGACCCGGCACACAAGCCTTTCGCCAAGGGGTTGCCCGAGCCGGAGTGGCGAACAAAAGAAAAGCGGGAGTTTGGTCGCAAGGCGATTAAAGATTGCTTGGCCGAACTGAATGGTCAGGGAGGCGCAGCATGAGCAGAAATCCTCACAAAGCCGCACTGGAATACATGAACGGCTGCAAGGCCCGAGCCGAAGAGCAGGAGCTTTCTGTTCGCGGCCTGGCCCGGAAGTTCAAGTGTAGCCGCCGAGCCGTGTACCAGGCCTTGGATGGTCGCCAGCCCCAATCTCTGAGCGAGGAAGATGCCCTGCTGATCCGCAAGTGCGACGCATACCGCCAGACCCTGGTTGCTGACAGCCCTTACCGCTCAAAGGAGCAGGTGGCGCGAATCCATGGTGTGGGCGTTAAGGCACTTGATATTCAGCTTCAGGCCATGGGGTGGACCAACCCGCTGACCAGTCGCAAGGAGGTGGCGGCATGAACCTACCAATGAAAGACACCAACCTTGGCCGCGTCCTGCGGGTAATGCACAACGCTGGCCCCATGAGCGCCGGTCACATTCGCCGCAAAGCGGGATTGGCGCCGGACACTGCCGTAACCGCTCGCATTCGGGATTTGCGGAAGATGGGGATTGATGTGCCCGCCTATCCGACACCGCACGAAACCGACCCGCACAAGCAGGTGTGGCATTACAAAATCGAGCGCATGCCCCAGTGGGTAGAAGACGCTCTGAAGGACGAACAGGAACGGATGCGCGGGGTGGCAGCATGAACGCAGCAGTACAACCCATGACCGAATCCCAGTTCTTCGCCCCGGCCAGCACCGACATGGTGGACGGCCTGATTGGCCGGTACCGGGATGAACGCCAGCGCATGGAGCGTGTGGTGCAGTTCGTCAGCGGCGATGACTTCAAAGCGGTGATCGGCTACTTCGAGAGCGCCGCAAAGCGGGGCAGCCACATAGCCGGTAACACGCCGAGCTTCAAGCTGGAAAGCGGCCTGGCGGCCCTGAATGCCAGCTTCTGGCAACAGGCCCTGAACCTGACCGACGTTCTTGATTTTATGCCCGCAAAGCGCCGGGAAGAGTGGTTCGATCTGATCCACAAGCACGAAACCCCGGAGTTCGAGGAAGGGGTGGTTCGCGCCACTCTGGCGGATCTGCTGGCGGCCCGCATGGACTTCCTGGCCGAGAAGGTGGACGGCATTTTCCAGGCCCTGAGCCGCACCCACGTAACCAACCAGCCGGAAGGGTTCGGCAAGCGCATGATCCTGACCGGCGTCACCAATGACTGGGGCATGTATGGCCGCGAGAAGACCGGCCACATTAATGATCTGCGTCAAGTAATTGCCAAGTTCATGGGGCGCGACGAGCCGGACTTTAACGCCAGCAACCGGGTGGTTGAGATTGCCCGGGCCAACTACCGGGGCGAGTGGATCGCGGTGGATGGTGGTGCGCTGAGAATTCGCTGTTTCAAGAACGGCAACGCCCACTTGGAAGTGCATCCGGATATGGCCTGGCGTCTGAATGAAGTTCTTGCCCACCTATACCCGGCCGCGATCCCCTCCCGGTTCCGCACTGCACCGAAGACCCGCAAAAAGCGCGAGTACACGCTGATGGAGCGGCCCTTACCGTTCGCGGTTCTGGAGGTGCTGCACCGGCTGGGCCGGGTTTACGACACCGCAGAGCGCCGGCGCAGACTGGTACCCAACGCGGTGCGCATCGAATTCGGGGTGAAGGACAAGCATGTGGTTGCCGAAGTCGAGCAGGTGCTGGAGCTGCTGGGCGGGGTGAAGCAGAACATCAACGCCTATTCGTGGTTCCAGTTCGACTACGACCCAGACCCGGTGATCAAGGAAATCGTGTGCACCGGTGTAATCCCGGATCAGAAAAGCCACCAGTTTTACCCGACCCCGGAGCATATCGCCCGGGATGCGGTGGGGCTGGCCGAGATTGGCCCGGAGCACGACTGCCTGGAGCCATCCGCCGGCACCGGGGCCTTGGCTGACCTGATGACCGAATGCTGCTCCCTGACTTGCGTTGAGGTGAGCACGCTGCACGCCCAGGTGCTGGAGGCCAAAGGATTCTTTGTGGAGCGGGCTGATTTTCTGGAAATGGACAGTGTTGCCGGGTGGTTTCATCGAATCGTGATGAATCCGCCCTACAGCCAGGGCCGCTGGCAGCGCCACGTTGAACACGCAGCCACCATGCTTCGCCCGGACGGCATTCTGGTAGCGATCCTGCCGGCCAGCGCCAAGGGCAAAGAGCTTATGCCCGGGTTCAATCACACCTATTCCCGCGTGTACGAAAACCAGTTCCGGGGCGCGTCCGTGGATGTGGTAATCGTGAAGATGGAGGCCGCCAAATGACCTACCAACCAGACCACGACCTCAATCACATCATCCACAAAGACCCGGCCCACCGTCACGGCTGCCACAACAGCCCCAGGCCCCGGAGCGAAACCAAGTCCTATCTGATCCAAGACGGTTGGTATCCCGACGGCACCCGCCGAATGGTGAGCCACAAAACCAACTGGCTGCCGATGAAGTGCGGCCATACCTGGAACTACTCAGATCCGGCCTGTGAGGGCTGTGAGTGGAGGGATGCATGATGCAAAACGAAATTCTAAACCGCCGAATCCTGCGCGAACTCCGCCGCGAACCCCTGACCAGCACTGAGCTGGCCGACCGCCTGAACGCCAAGGAAAACGACTGCCGCCATGCTCTGTACGACCTGGCCGACATGGGCCGGGTGTGCAAGTCCCTGTACGGTGAGCGGTGGGAGACGACGAGTGGCGGTTATTGTCCGGAGCCGGGAGGTGCGGCGTGAGCAACTTTGTCATCAACTCCGAAGCCACGCTTCGCAAGCACCAGCGAGAGATCGAGCAGGGTTTCCGCGAACACAAGTTCCTGCGCGTGAGCGTGAAACCCGGCATGGGCCGGTCGCTGGATCAGAACGCTCTCTCACACGCCTGGTACAACGAAATCGCTCAGCAGGTGGCCGATACCCCGGAGAACGTGAAGTGCGAGTGCAAGCTGCGCTTCGGGGTGCCGATCCTGCGGGCCGAGGACGACGATTTCCGGGAAATGTACGACACGGCCATCAAGCGCCACCTGACCTACGAGCAGAAGCTGAAGGCCATGCGGTACCTGCCGGTCACCAGCAACATGACCAAAGCTCAGCTATCCCGGTATCTGGAGCACGTTCAGATGAGCTACGCCCAACAAGGGGTGATCGTGGAGTTTCCGAGGGAGGATCAGGCGGCATGATCGACTGGATAGCGCTTGTTATTGCCGCAGGTCTCTGGATCTGCGTAGGCCACCAGATCGCTTCTGGTGATCACTGGTTAGTCATTCTGTGCTTCGGCCTGCTGGCCATTGGTAACACGTTCGTGGCCGTGAAAGATGCGCGGAGGGCTCTTAAGTGAACCGAGATGAATTCAAGCGACACATGAAGCGAGACGTACACACCGGCACCGGCCAGACCCGGCACAAAGACAAGCGCAGGCACAGCGCCGAAATTGAATTGCTGACCCGGGATTTTCTGGCCAACGGCGGTGAGATCGAGCAGTTGCCGAGCGAGCAGGTGGAGCCCGCCACACGGGAGGCGATGAAGTTTGTGGCCAATGGAGGGTTTGAGTGGTGAAGAAATGCCGCCACTGCAAAGCGAAGTTTGAGCCGTTCAACAGCACACAGACCGCGTGTAGCCCTGCTTGCGCCCTGGTGCTTGGCAAGAAGGCCGCTGAGAAGAAGGCGAAGCAGAAGGCAAAAGAGCAGCGCCAGTGGATCCGCAAGCAAAAGGAGCGACTGAAATCCCGGGGCGATCACCTGAAAGAAGCTCAGCAGGCATTCAATGCTTTCATCCGGGAGCGCGACCGTGACCAGCCCTGTATATCCTGCGGCACCTTCAACGCAGGCCAGTATCACGCTGGGCACTATCGCACCGTTGGCGGCAACCCTGAATTGCGCTTCGAAGAGCTCAACTGTCACCGCCAGTGTGCACAGTGTAACGGGTACATGAGCGGGAACATCGTGGAGTACCGCATCCGGCTGATTGAGCGCATCGGGCAAGAGGCGGTTGAGTGGCTGGAAGGCCCGCATGAGCCCAGGAAATACACCATCGAAGACATTAAGCAGATCAAGGCCCATTACCGGGCCAAGGTTCGGGAAATGAGGAGGGAAGCGGCATGAGTAACGGCATGAGCAGAATCGACCTGGTGGCACTCAACGGCGCAACTGGCGACCACTACCCGCAAGCCGGCCAAAAGCACGACAGCGCCAAGCCCCGCATGGACCTGATACCGCCGTTGATGGAAATGGAGGTGGCCCTGGTGTTGTCGTTCGGCGCTGATAAGTATGGCCCGGACAACTGGCGCCACGTGCCAGACCTTCGCCGCCGATACATCGCAGCCGCCAAGCGCCATATCAACGCGATTCAGCAGGGCGAAGATAGAGACCCTGAGAGCGGATTGCAGCACGCGGCCCACGCCGTCTGCTGTCTGATGTTCGTTGGTGAGATTGATATGGAGTACGGCCATTGATCCAACTCCAGGCAATCGTAAACGGTCGTCGCGCAACCATGCTCACCGGCCAGACCATCGATGAGGCCGCCCGGAGTTGCCGGGATCGGTTCGGCGATCGGTTCCAGGGCTTCGACGCCATCCCTCCAGCGACAAAGGCCAGTAGCGTGTGGGGAGAGTATCGGGCAAAGCGGATGACGCGGGAGCAGGTAGAGGACTGGCTGGAAAAGCAGGACGACGAAACAGAGATCAGGGCAGAACTTAACCGGATGAGGAAGAAGTAAATGGCGAACCAGAAGCGAACCGAAGCAGGCAAAATCGCAAGGCAGCAAGCGGAGCAGGTGGTCGATCTGTTTCTGGACGTACTGCTTTCCCGGGATCAGGACGCCGGCTGGGAGGGGTGCGGGCTGATTGGCAAGCTGGTGGATTTCCGGGGCGAGCTGCCCCAGTCGTCCGGGTTCAGCGGTTTCAGCAAGGTGTACGAGCAATCCAAGTGGCTGCGAGACTGGACAGATGCCCACAAGGCGGCTTGCTTGATTATGGATGACTTGAGCGAGCGCCAGGCAGTAGCCGTTTGCTATGACCGGGCATACCGGGGCCGGACCAAGGTGGCGGTTGACCCTTTTCGCCCGAAAGACCGCGTAGAAATTACCTGGGACGACCGAGCCTGCGCCCAGCAGATGGACTGCAGTGTGCCCGCGTTTCGGCAGTTGGTGCTTAGAGGCTACCAGTCGCTGGAGGCGAGACTGGGCGAAAAGATGGCAGCGTAAAAAAAATCAAAATTCGGGCTTGACGGTTGTGAACATTGTGCATAAACTGCGAGTCAACAGTTGAGGAAAACACCTCGCCGACCCGGCGGAACCGGGGACCGAAAGGAGAAACATCATGACTACTACCGTTACCCTCTTCACCGAAACCCTGAAAGAATCTGAGCTGGCCGGCATCCAAAACGAGCAGGAGCTGGAAGAGTCAGAGGCCATCCTGGAAGAAAACCTGAAGCATTACATTGACTACGTTCGCGCCGAGCTGGCGTGTGACGGTTTCGATCTGGAAGTTGATGCAGGCCAGGACAGCCGTTCCTACCACGTTGAGGCGGACAGCGCCGAAGATGAAACCAAGGCCCACGAGCTTATGTCCGGTGGCGGCATTCGCGGCTTCTGGGAATGGTGGACCTGATTAAAGGGCCGCCCTGCGGGGCGGCATTGACTATGCCGAAAATTACCTCCGTTATTCATTTCGAAACCCAGCGGGCCAACAAAGCCCGCTGGGTGAAGCAGGCCCAGCGGGAGGGCATGAAGCTCGCCGACTGGATAACGCGCACGCTTAACGAGGCCAGCCAACCCATGCAGCAAAAAACAAACGTACAGATTCCGGATGCCGTACAGTTCTCTGACCTTAACCTGCGGCGGGACGTAGACGGCCATGTGAGCTTTGACTGGGCGCCGATTGAGGCGATCTGTGAAGCCTCCGGCCTGGACCCTGCGCATCTGAAAGAGGGGCCGGAAGACAACGTGAGCGGGCTGATTATTCAGTGGTACATCGCCCATCGCCAGAACGGTGGCAAGAAAGACCCCACAGCTGAGGACTTGATTGCCGAGGTTCAAGCCGAGGATGCTGCTGGCCAGGCGTTCAGTCACCGGCCGGGCAGGGGGTGACCGATGACAAAGAAGAAAAAGGAATTGGAGCCCGAGTACATAGAAATGCTTGGCAATGTCACTGATAGCGAGATATCGCGACTCTCTGGCGTCAGTGTGTACTACGTCAGAAAGGAGCGTCTTTCCAGAGGCATTGATGGGTCTAAAAAGAGAAGCCGTTACATGGGGGCCGATACTCTTGAGGCTGGCGGTTACCTAGAGCTTTTAGGCAAAATATCTGATACGGAGCTGGCTCGTAGGGCTGGGGTTAGCGCATCCTCTGTAAAATATGTTCGCCAAAAGATGGGCATTAAGCCATTGTCAAAGTCGGCCCGGCGCGTAGGTTTTAATTACGATCATTTGCTGGAGCATTACTCTAATCGGGAAATCGCTGAAATGCTCGGCATTACCCAAGAAGCGGTAGGTCAGCGAAGAAAGGCCGTCAAAAGCGGTCGGAAGCGGCACAGTGGATCAATGGAGTCGCTATTCTCTCATTATCAGGATGATCAGTTGGCCGAGCTTTGGCAGGTTCCTGTCGAAGTTGTAAAGCAGAGAAGGTCGGAGTTTCAGTTTAAGGAGCCCTTGAGGCGGGCTGAAACCCCAGAAATAAAAGCCGTAAGAATTGCCCCCGAAGATTTGTCTAGAGCTCGGGAAATTGGTAACGGAAGCTCTGCTGGAGGGATCTCAAAAGCGCTTAATGCATACAATGAAAAGCCGCGCACTATCTGTCCAGAAAATATTGAGGAGCCGACCCCAGAACAAATAACTGCATTTCGGGAGCAAGTCCAAAAAAAAATGGGGATGAAGATCACCGCCGCTCAGGACCATTGCGCCAACATGGTCCACGCCACCCGCCGAGGCTGGCAATCCTGGGAGCGCGGCGAGCGACGAATGCACCCCGCTTTCTGGGAGCTGGCACAAATAAAATCAGGGCTTTGACAAACCGTTATTACAGAGTACACTCTCAGATATAAGCGAAAACTCGCTCAGAAAACCCGCGCCTTCACTGGTTAGCGGGTTTTTTTGTGCGCGAAAACACGACCCTGGCCACTGCTCTGCATGCCGGGGTTTTCTATTTCTGGAGGTCTCATGAAGCACTTTGACGAATCCGAGTTCTATTGTCAGTGCGGACAATGCGGCCTCGGTTACGACGACATGCAGCCGGACCAGCTGGAAATGCTGGATGATGCCCGTGAAAAGGCCGGTATCCCGTTTACCGTCACCTCGTCCATTCGCTGTGAGGAGCGCAACCGGAACGAAGGCGGCGCAACCGACAGCGCCCACCTGACCGGTTATGCGGTGGATATCAGGGTTCACGGCTCCAGAGAGCGATTCCTGATCATTAAGGCAGCGCTGGAAGCCGGATTCACGCGCATCGGTGTGGCCAACACGTTTATCCACCTGGACTCCAGTCCAGAGCATGACCAGCGAGTGACCTGGACTTACTGATGAGTGATACCGATCTGATCCTACAAGCCCTGAAGGAGCACCGGGAAGAGACTCGCCAGGATCTGCACGAGCTACGCACGGCCACGGTCAAAGTTGCGGATGCAGCCGCAGACATGGGCAAAACCATGGCGCGGTCTGAAGAGCGTCACGCTCAGCACGAAGACGCAATGAAGCGCATTGGGCGCAACCTGGACGATCACGAGGACCGGATTCGCGCGTTGGAGTCTGATCAGCCCGCGATTTCCGAGTGCCGCCGCCATGCTGCCGAGATTGACGAGATCAAGAATCAGTTGATCACAAGCAAGGGCACGGTCACGGGAGGCTGGAAAGTGCTCACTGTGATCGGCACATTGATTCTCGGTGCGGCAACGCTGATCGGCCTATTGATTCGCATCAAGGGGGTTTCGTGAACGTACCCGTAATCGACGGCATTCTGGACATTGGCGGCAAGGTCATTGACAAGATCTGGCCGGACCCGGCAGAGGCTGCCAAGGCCAAGGCTCAGCTGATCGAGATGCAGCAGCGCGGCGAGTTCAAAGAGCTTGAAACCCGCATGAACGCGATTGTCACTGAAGCCAAGAGCGACGACCCGTGGACCAGCCGGGCTCGCCCTTCGTTCATGTACGTGATGTACGCCATGATTCTTGCCGCTATTCCCATGGGCATTGTTCACGCCGTGAATCCCGATACCGCTGTAGCGATCAGCGAAGGCATGAAGGCCTGGCTATCGGCCATCCCCGAGGAAATGTGGTGGCTGTTCGGTGCCGGGTATTTGGGGTATTCCACTGCCCGCAGTGCGGACAAGCGGAACATGCTCAAGGGCATGGGGAAGAAGTAACGCATGCCAAAGCTGAAGTCACCCAAACAAGAGGCGTTTGCTCAGCACTATGTTCTCACTGGCAATGCTTCTGAGGCTTACCGCAAGGCGTACAGCACGAAGACCAAGAACGACGCCACGGTTTACCAGAACGCCTCAAAGCTGCTTCGTGACGCCAAGGTTGCACCAAGGGTGAAGGAGCTCCAACAGGCCGCCTCAGAGCAGGCAGAAAAGAAGTTCCGCGTGGACGCCGACTGGATGCTCAACCGCCTGAAAGAAATCGACGAGATGGACGTGGCGGACATTATGGACGACGCCGGCAATATCAAGCCCATTCGTGACTGGCCGAAAGTGTGGCGCACCAGTATCAGTGCGCTGGATCTGCATGAAATCCAGGGTGCCGACGACGCATTGACCGTGATCCGCAAGCTCAAGCTGCCGGACAAGGCGAAGAACCTGGAGATGCTGGGTCGTCACGT